TATTAACAAGGCCGTTAAATTCATCTTTGAATGCATCGATTCGTGTGTCTAGTGTAATATAACTCTTAGCCATGTTAACTCTTCTCTAGTAGTTGTTTCAGCATTAATTTTATTTCACTTACTTCATTTTTTAATTCATCGAACTCGCGTTCTTTTGTGAATCTTTTTATTCGTGCTTGCTTTGCTTTTTCAAATTCACTTCTATTTATATTCAAAATAGCACCGCTCTTTGGATCGCGTACTAAATCACTATTTCCATCAACTCTTTGATATGCCATTAGTTCAGAGCTATTGTTCTAAGATCTCTTACTCGAGGAACATCAGATGATGTTTGTGAATTCATAACCAATTTAATCTGGTATTTGTCAAACTCTGCTATAGTCGAAGCAAAGTCTCCACCGATTGTATATCGATATTCGTGGAATGATTGTTCATTTTTATCTGCAGGCATATTCGCATCTACTTCTTGTTTGACAAATGATTTTTCAAGAATATCAGAATCAGTACCACTATTACACGTTCTATAATAAAGATCAAATTCTGCAGTCGAAGGTCTGTGACCTGCAAACAATACTTTCAAACCAGTCGCAGGAACTGCAAGCGTAACAGGTTTTGTAATATGTTTGGCAAGTGCAGAACCATTAGCAGCATCTGTTTCATTTACAAATGTAAGCGGAACATTAAAGTTAGTAGTCGATGCCGAATCATTTCTATCAATCTTGTTACCGATTGTGAGCAAGTGTGCTCGTTGTAAATCGATAAATGGTGAAGTAAATGTATCGTCAGACGGTCCAGTCAATGTAGCAGTAACAGTACTTGATTGTGCGCTACTTAGATGCGTAGCTTCATTCGAATCAGTAGCAACAACATGAGGTTGACTTAACTGAAGATTCTTTTGGTTTTGTAATTTTACTGCACTTGTACCGTATGCCGTTTCTGAACCAGCAAAAGATTTAGAACCAGTAAGCACACCAGCGTAAGTTATTTCAGTATTACCTGGTTTTTTCTCTGCAACTTGCAGCTGAGCAATATCATATTGATAATGCTGAGTAGCAGTAATCGTAGAACCACCAAAGCTAACATCACTATCCATTGCCGAATCAACTGCAAACTTATATCCAGTACCATCAATACCTGTAATCGTTCTCTGGCCAGTAATACTACTACCAAGAATACCATTGTATTGAGTTGCAGCAGTTAAACCTTGAATATTTACTTTATCATTGACTTGGAATCCATGATCTGGATGTACGACATAACAACTATCAGCTGCACCTGTTGCATTCTTAGCATACAAAGGATTTGTTCCGAGTAGTTTAACAGGAGGATTCGCATCCTTAAATACTGCAGTCGCACTCGAAGCAGCAAAGTTAGCACGATATATTGTAAACTTAAGATCAGCATCTTTATTTACTTGTTGTCCGCCGCCTACTGTAGGAGGATACATTGATCCGACTGTAATATCTTTTATAACTCTTTCTTGAGTAGTGCCAAGTTTAAAATCGCCTAGTTGTGCATGCCATGCTACATACTCATTGAGATCAGCACTTTCAAGGGTAAATGCATATATTCCAGGAAGTAGGGCAACAGGTTTATCAAAAATAAATTGTGTTTCAGTCGCAGCACTTGCACTTGCAGCACTTGACATATTAGAAGCAGTTTTCAATACAGAAGCGATACTTCCGATATTATCACTACCACGTCTGAGATGAAGAGTAATAGGAAATGTAGTTGAGACACCTTTGAAGAATAAGCCTATTTTAGTAATATATACGCCATATCTTTCTGTCACACTAAACGTTTGTTTTAGCTGCTTTACTTCTTGACCAATAACTGTAGTTGCCATCTTATATTTTTCCTTTTATTATACCAGCAATCAATACAATAGGATGTATTATGCTACACCATATTTTACCAATCAAATCATCTTTGGCTATACCTTTAGTCAAAATATGTTTCAAATGTAGAGTTCTACGTCTAGCAAGCTCTGCACCTAATCGAGTAAGGATTGAACTTTTCTTCATACCTTTGACATATGGTTTGAATAACCAATGATAACCAATTTGGTGTTGTGGTGACAAATATCTTTCTTGATATATATGCCAAATTTTCATAGCTTTTGCCCAATCATCTAATTGAGTTTGTCTATACATTTCTGTACATACAATCGCTTTGGTTGGCTCATCAGGGTCTGGTGCATCAATAAATCCAGATGTATTAACGTAACCTGTATTCACGAAACCGTTCATGCCTCCGTCTGGATACGGATCGGATGCATCCGGTATGCCATCATTATCTCTATCAGGTGGCTCGCCTTCTTGTACAATCGAACCTGTCGTTGTATTATTAATAGTTGCTTCAGTAGTTACCACATTCGAAGAAGAACCGACTGAAATATTTTCAGTTTCAAGTACAGTACTTTCAGTTTGCTGTAGAATGCCAGCTGATTCAAATATGAAAGAAGCTATAGAAGTTGCTTTTGATTTATTGTGAATGCTTATATCAAGCAATGTAAATTTCTTTTTACCAGATTTAAAACTGATTGCAGATGTTCTTGGTAATAAGAAATAACCAGATACCGAACCATTCGCGTCTGTTAATATCTTAGTTGTCTTACCACCTAATGCACTCGGATATGTTGTAGCAGCCGAGTAAATATTTGATGCATCAAGATATACTGAATCTCTTGCTAAGCTACCATATTGAACAAATCCACCAACACCTGTAGTTGTATTAACCCATTCTGATACATCTACTGCGTCAAAGAATGGAAAGTATTGTGTATTCGGTCTGAGTCCAGTTGCTTTAAACGATATGAATCGTGATCTCATATAAGGTATATTAACTCTATTAAGAACTTTAGAACCAATAATTTCTTTTACTGTTGAAACGTCTGATACGTAATAGGACTGAGTTTCTTTTTTCTTATATTCGGTTGTAACAGATCCGCTTGTTGATACAGTAGTACCTCCATCAACTGCATGAGATCCAATGTTATCGCCTGTTTTATATGTAGATATTTCATCATCGCTGATACCTGACCAATTGAAATCCCAGTTACCAAAGATCGTTGCATTTGATGTGTCAAAAGACGCATCGCCTTTTTGAACTCGGGTTGATACAACTTCAGTTTCATACCATGCATCACTTGAAGGTGACATTGTTATTGTACCATTTATTCTAGCAGAACCATATGGATTAACAGCAACGCCTCTTGATGCATTGTCTTGTGTTTTCCATGCAACCTGACTATACGCCATCATGACTTTATCACCAGCTCTTACAACTCCGCTTGAAGCTGCAGAATCATATACAAGTTCAATAGGTCTTGCAATGAAAGAAGGTCTTAGTTCGTTTTTAGCAGGATCAATAGCAGCTCTATAATCTGATAATGATGTATCTGATTGGAAATGGTTTTGGAAATTATCTGCAGTAATACCTGCTTTTAATCTATTCACACCAGTCGAATCAAGTACATCTATATTATTAGTTTCCATCTCTAACATTGTAAGTGCAGTGATTTCTTCCAATTGACCTAAACGTTTTTCTATCTGACCAATGTCTCTCATAGTATATCTACGATTATCAATGTGTTCTATATTACCATCTTCATCGTCTAACATATATGGGTTTAATTGTATTCGAGCAAGTTTAAGAGACTCGGGTTCTAGCTCTGGATATTGCGGATTCTCTTCTGCATCTCCAAGTCTTACGCCCAAACCACCAGTTGGTGATACATAAACAATACCTTTTTGTCCAAGATACTTTGTTAAGTCATATTGAATTAAACCATTGTTTTCAGGTAAAGGAATAATCTGATCATCTGTTCCTGTATGGAAGTGATCTGAGTTACCAACTTTTTCTACGGCAGCCGTAGGTCTAAAGTCAAGTACATCTCGTAGTTGTACTGTTTCTCCGTTTACTTGTCGATGTGAAGGTATATCTTCATAGTCGACTTGGCCATTGTAAGAGTTAACTGCGAAGAAATCTCCATTAGTCGCATGTGTGAAATGTCTGAATGCAACTTTAACATTTCCTGCAGGAGCAACTGCTCCGGCTTTTAATATTAATTTACCAACATCGTAGAAGTTATCTCTAGCACCGTTATCAATAATGTATCTATCTGATATATCGGCATTAAAATTACCTCGTACGTCTTGAATAAGACTTACATCGTAAATATCTGTCTTGGCTAAATTTATATCTCCGTTTGAAGCTGGAGTATAATCTGCTGCTGCGATTGAGGTAAGTGTTTTTGCTTTAACTGTCGCGGCAGTTTTCTTAGCATATACTATGAATGTATGTGCTTGACTTGCAGTTAATCCAGTAATAGCGGCAGTTGTAGCATCACCAGCCAAAGTAATAACCATATTACCATCGACAACACCATCATCATCTGCAGTTGCAATCCAACTATCTTTATTATCCCATACATGATCTGATGAAATAAGAGAGGCTGCTGTTAATGTTATATTACCAGAACCATCTGGTGTTCCTGTAACTCTGTGCTGTGTTGTTAATGAAATATCTGTAAGCGATGATGGTCGTTCTTTATTAACAGGAAAGAATAGATTATTATTTGTAGGATCTATTATACGTGCAACATTACCTGCACCTTCTGCAACACCAGTTGCTAGTATTTCAACATCACCGTATTGTGTAGCTGAAGCACCAATACTTCTTACTTTACTAAAGTTTTTACCAGCATTCATTGCTACATCAAAAATATAAAATCTGTAATTAGTACCGTCTTTTTCTACGGCTCGAACTCTACATGTTCCGATTGTATTACCGCCATGAGTAACGGCGTCTCGTAGATTCATTTTTTCTAATGTATGTACTTTTGGAATACCTAGCATTGTAGTGACTACGACGTAGTTACCAAATGAAGCTGCAGTTACTTTATTATTTAATGTTTCAGTTGTTCTTGGCTTTGCAATTTTAAGTTCATTTTTACTCATATAATTCATACGATTACCAGCAACATATGCTGTACCTGATCCAACAATAATATTTAATTTTGTTGCAGAATCGGCATTAGTAATAAAATCAACCAACATTCTTTGTGTTGTATAATTACCACTTTCTTCAAATGTACGTGCAGCTAAAACGTTGTTTAGTCCCTTTGCTAATGCAGGTCCAGCACCTTTACTATTGATACTCTTAGCAATTCCACCGTTAACTAATTCTGCTAGTTTAATAAAATAATCACCTGCAGAAATATCAGCTTCATCTATCAGTGTGAGTCTGATTCTATATCGATCTGCACCAGGAGATGCTAAGTTAAGAGTCGCACCGCTGTTATCAAATAAATCTTCATCATCAGATGTTGTTACAATATCTTCAGTAACTTTGAATCCGATTACTGCATCAGGAGTTGAACTAAATTTAGAAACAACAAGCGTTTGTTTAGCAGTATGTACGAAATGACCTTCAAGATAAAATTTACCTTCGTTCACTTCAAAGAGTGTGCCTTCGCCAATCGCAGGATTTCCGGTTGTGTTTGTTGTTTGGCTTGTTAATGTAACACTTCCACCAGTAAAGTTATTACCAGGAGTTGCTTTAATACCGCCTGTTGATAGTCCGTCAATATTGTTTGCATCTAGATATGTTACGTAACAAACTGCAGGATCTGCACCTGCAGCTACTTCTACCTTATCAACTCTGAACTTAATACTTGTAGTTGCTTCTGTAAATATAACACCTTCAACAGTTGTAAGATCTGTAGGTAAAGCATTTGTTGTTTGATCAAGTTTAATAAATGCGGCATTGTTTCTACAGTTAGTTGAACCACCGACTGCTGCAGCTCCATGCGCAAATATAAAATCTGAATTTGTTTTTACATCATTGTTAATAATCGATTGCATTTGATTGAGCTCACGTTGTTGTAGAGCTCTGCCATTATTAAATAGGACTTTATAATAGTTATCACTATCGCTATAATCGTCTTTATACGTATTAGCAAATGTAGTTTGTATTAGTTGAGTAGCCATCGTAAATCCTTATATTTCGATAATAACTTTAATATCTTCAGTTTGGTCTGCGGCTCTTGTAACTGCCGCCCTATTTTCAACGTACAATAATTCTCCACTATACTTATTCACCTTTGGTTCGTGATAAGCTAGTGTATCTCCGTCAGTACCAGACGCTTGAGTGTTACCTGCACCACCAGCCGCATCTGTAACGGCTTCGGCTTCTTGGAATTGTGTGAATCCAGTTCCTTCTGTTTGGTGATAGTAAATCTCATCTGAATCTGTTTTATCTACATATGCTTTTGCTCCTGATGTACCACCAGTCATTAAAGAACCTTGTGTAAAGTTTGATGATATTGAAGCCATTTGAAGTCTACGTAAACAGTTACCATCACTTAAAGTAAATGCAACACCATCTGAAGCAGAATCTGTTTGTAATGGATTTCTTAAAAGACCAATCTGTCTGAACGAGTTGCCTACAATAAATTCACCATCTTCAGTTCCTACAGGTTTCGCATTAAACATAATTGCGCGTGAACGTAGATCATCTCTTGGATCTGCACCAAAACCAGCTTTCGGTCCGAATACTACTCTAGCCACGGCAGGTTTAGTAGGAGATCCTCCACCAGATAATGTAACGCTTGCAAAGTTAAATCCTTGTCCCATTTCAATTGCATTAGCTGCACCTGAACTATCGTCATTCATTACAATCTTAACAACTGCTCCACCACTGACTGTAGCACTGGCATGTGCACCAGAGTTTGTAGTTAAATCTCCGTCACCTATGATTGTAACAGTCGGCCCAGATGAATAACCTGCGCCACCTGAATCTAAGCTAATACCTACAATTTGTCTACCAGGTATTGCAGCAGTTTGAACAGCAAGTTGTTCTACGTCAGTTGCAGGAGATGAACTATCTGTTGCACCTTGTAATTTAACTGGAATAAAGTTTGCAGATTTATATTTTGCTGCATCTAAAGTTCCAACCGTATATAATAATTTCCATGCATAACCATCTGATGTTATTATACCTTTTGTAGAAGAACCAGTTGGTTCAACAGTCGAAGGCTGTGCAACACCAGCTGAGTTTGTACCTTGACGAAGACAAACATAAACAGCGTTATTGGCAGTCATCGCATAATAAGGAATAGTTGGATGAGCCACAACTGAATCATCATATGCAGCATAAGTTGTACCGGATGTCCAGTTAACTCGTGGAATAACGAATGAATAGTCTGATGCTTTTTTTACAGACTGAAGACCGTGTCTGAAATTACGTTGTTCTTTCTCGCTATTTTCTGGAGTAGGAGCAACATCAGAGTCATTCCAATCTTCACTTCTTGATATACCAATATAGTAGTTAACCGAAGCAGAATCTGCATCATTCTTAAATTCATCGATAAATCGTCTTCTCATATCTGCTGTAATTGTTGCTGCCATTTTACTTTCCTTAAAGTATTATCTCGTTTATGCTACGGTTAGTGCTGGAACTGTACCAGAAGTTGCTTGATTACAAAGTACCCAAGTTGCTCCAGTCCATAATAGTTCTGCTACTGCATATTGCGCAAGCGCTACAGTAGTTCCGTTTGCAAATGTTGCTGGAGTAATTGTTGCAACTCCGGCTCCTATATTAATAAATTTTTTAATTTGTCCATCAGTATCACCATTGATAAGTGATATTGCAATTGCTCCACCGTTATTTAAAATTGTTAATGGAACTAACGCCGATGCTGCACCTGTACCAGTTACAGTCTCTTTCGTGAGACTGACCTTACTATTGACAATAAGTGAACCAGTGCCTTTAGCTGCTAATGATAATGATACATTCGTATCTCCACCGACAGCATTTAGTGTCGGAGCATTACCTGTTGCCGCGTTTGTTAATTCTACATGGTTAACTGCAGATGCCGTAGTTTGAAATACAAGTTCTTCGTTACCATTCGCATCTGCTATGAAACCAGCATCTGCAAATTTAGGTGTCGTAAGTACAGGACTTGTAAGAGTTTTATTTGTGAGTGTATCTGTTGTAGCTTTACCTACAAGTGTATCTGTTGCAGCCGGAAGGGTGATCGTTACATCTGCAGTAGAAGCAGGTCCAATCAATGTAGCAGAGTTTGTTCCGTTATCAGTATCTTCTTTAAATAAAATACTCCCAGCTGAACTTGAACTACCTGCTAGAACCGGAGCTGTTAATGTTAATGTAGATCCTGAAAGCAAAACTGTACCAGTCGCATCTGGAAATGTAATAGTTCTATCTGCTGTCGGATTAGTAAATGTTAAAGTAGTTTCATGATCATCGGCACTGGTACCTTCTGCAACAATTGAGTTATTACCGAACTGCATATTCGTAGTAGGAGTAATACTATCTCCACCTAATATTGTATAAATTTCTGAAAAGTTAGCATTGATCTTTGTACCAGCCCCACGTAACGTGTCACCAGTATTATCGTTTGCTGCTGCTCCAGTGTTTATTGTTTGTCTTGCCATTTTCTAACCTATGAGTTGTAACTATTTATACGTTTTATTATGCGGAATCTGTATAATAACTAAATTCATCAGCATCGAATGTTGTTAAGCTATTTGACATACTCATGTTGCCGCCAACCACTGCATCTGAATCGCCATCAAATGTCTGACTAGTAATTCTAGTAGCATCGAATAGTCCGCTGAATGTATTCTCGAGATAACCGATTGTTCCGAACTGATTAACTGAAAGTGAACCATAATCAGAATCAACTGTTGCAACATTGAAAACTCCGCCTTTATCGAGAGTAGATGTAGTCGAAGCAGTAACCAATCCGTGATCAAGTATATTAACAAATGGTGGTCTGAGATCGATTGTAGGCGCATTCGCAGAATCGCTAAAGTCTGTAACAGATATTCTATTAAAGTCGATACGATAAGATCCACCTGGTGTAGAACCATCTGAATCGTATGGTTTCTTCGTAACGCCGATAATACCAGATAGATCTTGAAGACCAGCTGGTGCAGCATTCGCAAGGCCTACAAACTGTGCATCTCCTGCAGCTTCAGGTACACTAATAGGCATAAGATCAAAGCTGATATCTGCATTCTTAGTTGCTATCTGTACTTCTGCTCCAACAAACATACCTGCAGGATGCGCAAACAGTTTATATAATTCTAACCATTCACTCGAAGCAATACCTAGTTTAATAAGTATTCCCCAAAACTGATATATTGTAGGATCAGTAATTCTCAATCCAGTTTCTGGACCTATTGTACTACCAACTTTAAATACAAGATCTTTACCATAAACTATATCTGGTGTTTCACCAAAGAACATTTTGAAGAATCTTTCGATACCAAACTTAGTACCTTTAGATCTATAAAAGTTATTTGACAAACCAGCAGCAGTACGTTGATCTAATGCACCTTCAATATAGTTTTGACCGAGTAATAGTTCATCTTCTATAAACGTAAGATTTGATTTTGCGGTCTGTGATATATCTCGAAGCGTAGGAATGGTTTTTATTTGATTACCGAAGTTTCCACTTGCATCTAAGTCATCATAGTATTTTTCTAATAGAGTAATAAGTTTAGGATTATCTTCTCTAAACCATTCGGGTAATGCCTCAGCAATTAGATTCCCAGTGAAATCTAGTTCGCGTCTTCCTATATCTGAAAGGGTTTTATCCATCTTTAGTTTTCAGCTTCTGTTGTTACTGCAGTAATAGTACTGGCACCTGCATCATACTTAATAATATTATTTCTTTCAGGAGCAATCGCACTTTGGTTTGCAGGTATTACTGCTAT